GTTACGTGTGCTTCTATACGAGAGCTTTTTCCACAGCGGTATTTCTAATCTGGCCCGCCAACCTTAGGTGTTGGAATGTTTTGCCTGTATGTGATGTTCTAGCAATGCCTGTTTGAGTTTGTCTGACCCGCCTACTCTAACATTGATGATACCGTTATAGTAATCATCAGTTTCAAGTACACGCCTGTCAAACTGTTCTCTTGCCTCTATGTAGGACATTTCGCCCCTACCTTTACATAGGTATAATATTTCTCTTGTAAACTTATTTTCGCCTAGTGCGGCTACATCTGCGTTTAGTCTATCACTGGAACCCCAGTAAGTCTTCCAATCGCTTTCTTTAGTGCCGCGCCGTTTGTTTTTCTTGCCTTTGAGTGGTGGCTTGGTAGTTTTAAATTTTGCTAGTTTCTTGCCTACGTATTTTTGATTTGTAATGGTATTAGTAATAAGATAAACAAAACCTTCGTACTCATCTGGTATTTGGTCAATTGTTTGTCCTTGGTAAGTCCATTGCATCTATTACTTACCGTTGCCTTAGTTATTCTTCGCCTGTTTTGGTTTTCCTTGTACTCATATGCAAATGATGAACTTCGTCTGAACGATCTTTTGCAAAAGTTCGAATATCTCTTAAACATTTACGCACTTCACGATGAGTGCGCACACTGTTTTGTCTTTCAAAGCGTTCGCTTGCTTCAAAATATTTAAGATATGCTTGCACCAATTGATCATGAATATCATCTTCATCGTTCATTATTATTCCACGACATCTAAATCATTTGCATAACTTGTAAATCCGTTTTCTTTTACAACTCTTAGTACGTGATTAACACGACCAATAAGTTCATCCTTGTGCGAGATAAGATAAATGTTCTTTTCACGCTCACGTGCCATCTTTTTAAGAACTCCTAAAGAGTTTTCAACTCCAGCAGTGTCCATACCACTGTCGATAAGTTCGTCAATAAACAATAAGTTTACACCTTGATACAAACTTTCCCATACATCGCGGAATGCAAAACTTAATCCTAAGATTAATCTATTACGTTCGCCTCTACTCAAGTTATCAAAGTCTAAGTCTTGTCCTAGTTGAGTAATCTCAACATTCAAATCGTTTTGGAACAACACTTGATGAGGTAAACCTAGTTTGTCAAGATAATATGTAAGTCTGTTGTTCAAGTATGCTAAGTTTTGGTCAATAATCTTTTTACGGATAAAGCTATCTTTGTTTGTTAATAACTTTAACAAGAACTCTTGATGTTCTTTAAAGTCTGTTAGCTCATTTACAACGTTCCAATCAATTTCTTGTATAGCACTGTTATTCAGTTCGTTAATTTGTGCTTGGTAAGGATCTTCCTCGTCCTTTTTTGACTCCCATGCTTGCTTTAAACTGTCTACATTTTGTCTATGTTCGTATGCTTCTTTAGCAGTTTCATAGTATGTTGTAGGTTTTCCGTTAATGTCACCAATCTCTTGAAGTGTTACTGTAACGTCTTTTACTTTTACAGTAATTTCTGTTTGATATGCTAGTGCATCTTCTAATTCTTTACTTTTACGTAAACTAATTTCTTCTTTTTTATCTGCATGAAGCTCTTGTCCGCATGTATAACATGTTGCATCTTCTATTTCTAAGATGTCTTTATTAACTTTATCTACAGACTTGTCAGCACGTACTAGTGCAGGTTCTAACGTGCTTAATTCTTTTCTAAGAGCCAAAATAGCATTATTATGTTCATTCCAATTTTGTAATTTTTCATGAGCTTCAAGTTCGGTTTCAATGTCTAAGTGTTCTAATTCGCTGATTGCTTCTTGTAATCGCATAGTGTCGGCAGTACGTTTAGATAACCATGCTTTCTGATTACTTTGCAAACTACTAATAGTAGTTTCAATTTTACTATTTGCAGTTTGTATTGCTTCAATCTTCAGTGTTTCCGAAGTAATTGCTTCCTTAGTTTGTCTAACTTGGTCTTTAAGAGTATCTGCCTTCTCTGAAAGTATAGTAATCCCCAACAATTGCTCAATAATAGCACGTTGATCATTAGTACGCATACTCAAAAACGGTTCTGTATAAGTGTTTAGTGCAACAATGTGCTTAAACATGTCATGACTCATACCTAACAGTGTGTTTACATCGTCTTGTGTCTGTCTACTATCGCCTTGCGACTCGTCTATTAATGATTCTTGATTGTTAACGTAAAATTTAAAGAAATTAGGACCGCGCCCACGTTCAATGCGGTACTCGTTATTATTTTTCTCAAATTGCAGTGTAACTAACATGCCTTTTGAATTAGTCTTATTAATTAAGTTGTTAGCTCTGATATTTGTAAGGGCTTTTCCGTACAATGCATAACTTAGTGCGTTAATAATAGTAGTTTTACCAGTACCATTACGTGATCCACTGTCGTCACCACCTTGATCTAAGTTTTCACCTAGCACAAGAGTTAGTTGTTCCTTGTCAAAGTCAACAGCTTGAGTCTGGTTACCCACACTCATAAAGTTTTTTACGGTTAGGTCTTTAATTCGTATCATGTTTAGTGTTCTATTCCATTATAGATGTCTAACAACATTTTTTTGTTGAAGTTTTCTGTGTCAAGTGCAGCAATTTCTTTAGATACTATTTCATCTACGCTTTCAAAAGTAGAAATATCTAAGTCTGTTGTAATTTCTTCTATCTGCTTCTGCGGTATTAGCGTTAGTTCTCTCACATTATACTGTGTAATGAATGTTTCTTTAATAAAATTAGCTTCTTCATAACTAATAGGCAAGTCTAATGTAACACGTAGATACATTTTAGGTTTTATAAGTTCATCTGTGTTGTCTAATAGCTTTGATAAGGTAACAGTACGGTACTTAGGACAATCTGGCCAGTTGATATATTCTGGTTCTGCATTGTTTTCACGGTCTAGTATCATCATACCACGATCGTCATCACCTACATCGGCATAATTGTGCGGAAATGCATTACCAATGTAATGAATAGCACCTTGCTTCTGTCTTTTATGAAAATGTCCACTAAAGACGTACTCTTGATGCTTAAAATGCTCAGGCTTTAGGTCACCGTGGTCGGGCATACGTACTAAAGCATTCATATAAAAGCTAGGAAGTTCAAAATGACCAAACAAATACTTTGCTTTGATGTTGCTCATCTTCTTCCATTCGTCTCCTACTAACCAAGGTACGAGCGCAACGTCTTCTTCTTCGTAAATTTCATCTACAAAAGTAATACCGTCGATGTGTTTACCAAATATAGTTGAACTTACATCGCGTTTGTCCTTGTAATATAGATCATGATTGCCTACAAACATGTAAAACTTGTCAAATGCTTTACCAAGTTTCTCTAAACTACGTATAGTAGCATCCATAGTTGTAAGATTGAGACTATTTCTATTATGATGCCAATCTCCGCAGAAAATACCAGTTTCGCAACCGGCAGTTTTTGCTTGATCAATATACCAGTCGATAAAGTCTTCACAGTCGTCGTTGTGAATACGACTGTTTCCTTTTAATCCAAAGTGGATATCGGTGAACACAGCGGCTTTCTTAAACAAATTTTAGTTACTCCATGATTAACTATTATATTGTACTACAAATAGTGATAGATGTCAACCTTTATCGGCAAAACTAGTTTGTCCTGCTTGCTCGTTACGCTTAACACTTGCTTCCCATTCACCTTCATTTTGTCTAGTATAACTAGGCGTTAACTCATTCATTTCTAAAATGTCATCACGAATATTTTGGTTACGTTTTTCAATGTTAATTACTCTTACAAAGGAATTTGTTACAGCCGCAGTGTAGTATGCAAAAGGATTATCTGACTTTGACTCGTCAAACTGCAAGCCAATCTGCGCAAGTTGCAGTATTGCTTGTCCCTTCATTTCGTCATTGTATGTGTATCCACGTACATTACCTCTTGTTGCGTATCTATCAACAAGTTTTAACCACATCATTGCAAGTGTATTAGTTGCTTTACCGTGTTTGTGGTTAAAGTGTCCGTTTTCCATGCCGCCTTCCCAATGTGACTTGCCAACTAGTTGTAAATTTCCTTCGTCATCAAATTTATAATGCTTAAATGGAGGAAAATTTAATTTTACTTTAGTATCTGCAACAGTTTTTGGATTTTTCTTCCTTCCGGGCTCTTCTGGAATGTGATCAAACGTCATAACACGGAAGATTAATTCTTCTTTAGTAATTGAAGTATACGGAACTTCACATTCTGCTTGTTTTACTTTTTCACCTGCCATTTTTCTACGTTCATACTCCGCACTTGACATTTTTTTTGCTTTATTTCGTTTAGCTTCAGCAATTGTACGAATATTAATTTTTTCTACGTCAGGAAGAATAATATCATACTGTCCGTGACTAGGTTCTACGTAGCTGTTGTATGTATTTTTTGATTTATGTATCTCTTTTAAGATATCTTTGTTATTTAAATAGTTCTTTTTGCGCATAATTACAATAGTCTCCAGTTTATTATACTTATTATAATATACATACATAATTTTGTCAACTAAATACTAGTGATTAGGAGAAAAATAAATGCCAGAATTTAACGCAGCAAATTTTGCGAGTAGTTTGATTGATGACGGGATAGATGCAATAAAAGATGCAGCAGTAGACTCTGCCCAACAAGCATTAGGCGATCTAGGACCACTTGGCGGCTTAGTTGCGAAGTTTGTATTTGATACTGTTATTGAAGACAGGCCTTATACTAGAGCAATTATATCCTCTGACATAAGCACTAGGAATGATAGCGACTGGCGAGTCAGTATTAGTGTGCCAGAAATATTACTAAAAGGCGATATACTTGGACCACTAAAGGCAAACGACGGCGCCGCAGCATTTAACACAGGAAATAGAATGGTATTTCCGTTTAATCCGTCAGTGTTGTTTAGTCACACAGCTAATTATGCACAAGTTCAGCCAACACATACAAATTATGCATATAATGCATATGAAAGTAGTCAAGTTGATGCTATTACAATTACAGGCGAGTTTTTCCAAGAAAATGAAAATGATGCAAAGTATTGGATTGCATGTTTACATTTCCTAAGAACTGCTACAAAAATGTTTTACGGAGAAAGCGATCCTTTAGGAAATCCTCCACCAGTTTGTAGATTAAACGGATATGGAGATCATGTTCTAAATAATATTCCTGTTGTTGTAACAAACTTTACAACAGATTTACCACAAGATAGTGATTATATTGAATGTACCGTTAACGGAATTAAAAACTTTGTCCCAGTACAAAGCACAATTACAGTAACATTACAGCCGCAGTACGCAAGACGTTCGCAAGCAAGATTTAGTCTAAATCAATATGCTGCTGGCGGCCACGTCCAAGGTGACGAAGGATTTATCTAATGTCTTTTCAAAAAAACTTATCACCGTACGGAAATACACCAGTAACTAAATCAGGATACTTAGATATTTTACGTCCTAGACCAGTGCCAGTGCATCCGAACGATGTCCTTTATGAATTAAAACCAGAATATACTTACCGCCCAGACCTGTTAGCATATGTTGCATACGGATCAAAAGATCTATGGTGGGTATTTGCACAACGTAATATGGATATAATTAAAGATCCTGTATTTGATTTTGTTGCAGGTGTCGAGATTTACTTACCACAACAAGGTTTACTACGAACTAATTTAGGAATTTAAAAATGCCTGCAATTAATTTAAATGCAGCTGTAAATACAGTAACATCTACAGCAACTAACGTTGCTACTTCTACAGTATCTAATGCTGTAGGAAATGCTGTAGGAACAGTTACCAATGGTATAAATTCAACAGCAAATACAGCATTAAATAATGTATCTGGATCTCTTAACACTAATCTTGGAGATCTAGTAGGAGATTTAGCAGGCGGACTTGTAGGAGGCGCAATAGGCAATGCTCTTGGAGGCACAGCAGGAGGTCTTATTGGAGGAGCAATAGGTAGTGTTGTTGGAGATTTAATAGAAGGTGATGAAACATTTCAAAGTATATTAGCTGACCCTATAAGAATAGTTGAAAGAGGCGCAGCAGAGTTGCTTGGATTAACTGGCGGAAATTTTGATTCAGTAGTTCAAAGCTATAATGATCTTAAAGATAGAACAGGATTCGGCGATGACTTTGTTGACCCTGGTTGGAAAAGCCCGTTTTCTGCATCTGGTAAATCTGCAAGCAGAATACCAAACCCGTTAAGAAACCATAATAGTTACAACTATATTATTACACTAGGAGTTTTATCTGCTGAAGAATATAATAATCCTAATTCTTATAGATCTAGCTCAGGCGGCTTTAAAAAAATAATTTTAAAAGGCGCCGGCGGCTCCTTAGACAAACGCTATCAAGTATTTGACGAAGTCGGCGCCGACGGTAGTGTAAGCGAACATGCAGAATATTATATTGATGATATTGATTTAGAAGCAGTCATTGCACCAAATCCAAATACTGGTGTAGCAATGGGGACAAATTTATCATTTACAGTAACAGAACCTTTCTCAATGGGAAAT